GGTGTTGGTCGTGCCACCGAAGGCGTTCGAGAGCACCATCGAGGTGATGACGCCATCGAGGCCACGGGCCACGCTGGAGACGGTCGTGGATGCCGCCAGCGTAGCGGTCCCGCTGCTGATCGTCACGGTCTGGCCCACGTTCACGAAGTCGAAGGCTCCCGCCGACGGGGCGTTGACGGTCGCCGAAGCGCCGGTCGCGGTGACCCCAGTTACGGCCGTGGTCGCGCTGGTGTCCTTCAGGAGGAAGGTCCAGAACTTCTTGTTCTGCCAGTCCGTGTACCCTCGCTGGATGGCCTCGGCGGCCATGTCGAGGATGTCCGGGTTGCCTGCGCCCCCGAGGGGGCGCGCGACGTACCGCTTGGCGAGGGTGAGACTCATGCTCATCGGATCACCTCATGAGGTTGACCGCCTTCGGCAAGTCAGCCATGCTGAACACCTGCACAGGGGACGCACCGAGGTTCCGCTTCTGGCGGGCTCTGGTCTCCTGATAGAACTCGAAGAGCGGTGGGATGGTTGCGTCGGGGGTACGGTTCGTCAGGACCCACTCCTTCGCGGCAGTCGCGAGGCGCGTGCGAAGCGAGGCGTCTTCGATCAGGAGCGACAGCTTCCGAACGAACTCCTCGTTGTCGCGGAAAAGCAGGCCGGTGACGCCTTCCTGAATCTCGTGGAAGGGTTCCGTATTCTGTGCCAGCGTAGCCTCCGGCACTCGCAAGATGGACGCCTCGTACCACTTGATGGCCGACTTGCAGCGGTTGAACACGTCGTCCTTCAGGGGGCACAGGTTGATGTCGCAGTTGAGCAGCCCGCGCTTCAGCTTGTACGCTTCGTACAGCGACCACGGGTGGAACTCGATCATGTCGGCCGGGATGATGTCGTGAATCCACGGGAACATCGACCCGAAGATCACGAACTTCACCTTGCCCCGGTACTTCTCGACGATGGCCTGAAGGCCCTCGCGCATGGGGAACCAGTCGATATAGTGAGAGACGGAGCCCTGCCAGAGGATGCGGACGATGCCCTCGTCCTCTGGCTTGCGGCGCACGTCGTATTGCTCGTAGTGCGCGGGCACGATGGTGTTCGGGAACACGTGCACGTTCTTCTGGCCGATCACGTCGCGGAAGTAGGTCGCGAGCGCGCGGGTGCTGACGGTCGCCGCGTCCGAGGTGCGGATGATCTCGTGGCGGACCTTCATGTCGTAGAGGTTACGCTCGATGTCGAAGAGGGTGTCGTTGTAGATGGTCTCCTGATCGACCCACGCTTCCTCGGGTTCGCCCTTGCTGTTCTCGAACATGAGGATGTCGCCCGGCTTCAGCAGCTTGGCGGTCGGGTACGCGCGCACGCCCATGCCGACGAAGGTCGAGTTGAAGGGGTGCACGAAGTCCGCGTTGTCGTCCACGTCGTAGATGATCGCGGGCGGGACCACGAGGGTCTCGCCGTGCATCGCGGGCTTGCGCCGCTTGATCGACTGGTAGCGGTGCAGCGTCGTCTCACCGGCGATGGAGTACTGGTGCATGATGTCGCTGAACATGAGCGCGAGCACCGAGTTCTTCTGCGTCATCGGGTTCGGATCGTTGATGTCCTCGTACACGCGCGCGAGGTCGCGCGACATCATCTGCGTGAGGGGCACCTCGATGCGGTAGTAGGAGCAGGCGTGCCGCTCCGGGCGAAAGTTATGAGTCCAGACATGGAAGCTGGACTTCTGCTCCATCGCCAACGGGGCCGAGAAGTGCTGGTTACTAACGAGTTTGCTCACTTGGATGCCGCCTTTCGTTGACGGGTACGGATGCGGTGGCAGTTCGCACACACGACATCACACTTTGTGATTTCTGCTTCGAGGAGTTTCCATGCACGGTTGATGCAGATGGCGATACCGAACTTCTTCTCGCCACGCACGTGATCGAAATCCATACATTCAGGTGGGAAGGTCCCGTCGCAGTCAACGCATGGGACTGACTTCAAGGCGTCAAGGCGAATCCGATTCTCTCGGTAGATGCGACGCCGGTAGGCGTCACGCACAGCCTTGTTCCTCTCTGGATCATTGTACGGCATTCGTCCTCCTATGTCAGGAACTTACGCCCCCTCATGTCACAAACGTACCCACTCGCTTCGAGCATCTCGACGATGGCGATGAGGAAGTCTCTGTTCAACTTGATGGTGCCGTTCTCGTCGGTCTTGTAGAGGAGACCATCGTCGGCCAGTTCGCCCGTCTTCTCGTCGAACTTGCCGAAGCATTCGAGGATGGCGGACCAGACGGAGGACTCGATCTTCGCGACGTGTTGGAACGTCCGCGTCGGATCGAAGCCGCCTGCCTGCGTGTACTTGGCGAGCGCGCTCTGCTGCGCCATGATGTTCTGGTATTCCGCGCGCCCTTCAGCGGCGGTGGCGAGTCGGGGGACCGCCGCGTGCAGCACCTCCGGCTGGAGGATTTCCGCGAGCATCTGCATCCGCACGCGGTTCTGTCGCTGGATTCGTTGTACCTTCACGTGGCTCATGCGGGGTCCCCTTCTCGGTCAGTACTTGCCAGCAGCCTTGTTCTTGCCCACCCCGCCGACGAGGTTCAGTCGGGGGTTGCGGGCCTTCGCAGCGGCGCTCGCGTGTTGTGCAGCCGCTCCGATGACAGCGCCCGGATCGCGGGCACCGCCAGCAGCAGCGGACGCTTCAGCCGCCTTGAAGCCCATGTGCTTGACAGCCGCACCGTGCTTGGCGGGATTGTGACGGGCCATGCTACTTGCCTCCGCGCATCCCCTTGTGGAGGCGCGCAATGTGCGCGCGGGCCGCCGAAGCGCCCGCAGGCTCGGAAGGACGCAGGGCCTTGGGGAGCAACTTGTCCCCGGAGCCGCTGCTGTAGGGCTTCCTGATCTTGTTGCCCAACTGGTGCAGGGCGTCGTGCATGTCGTTCAGCATCTGCTCGTGCTTATCGACGTGCCCGACATCCATGCCCCCTCGCAGTGCTACCGCCTTGTGCCGTGCCATCAGCAGCCCGGCATTCCGGGGCAGTCGCCCGCTGAGGGACTGGACCGCTTGTAGTCGATCACGCAGGGGCCGTTACCGAACATGCCCATGGAGTCATCGACCGACGGGTTGCTGCCGTCCACGGGGCCGGGCTGTCCACCCTGCTCCGCGACCGGCGCGCCCACTTCCTGATCCTCGTTCGTACCCATCGAGGGGCGGCCGTAAGGAGCGACGCCGCTGGACGGGAACATGGGGGACGCAGGCAGTTCAGGGAGTTTCGCCATTGTGTACCTCGTAGGCGGAAGTGGGGGGTCCCCGTAAGGACCCCCCATCCCGGTTGAGTCTACGCCACCGACTACGTGACGCTCGACTTGTTGTTCACCGACAGGATGCGACCGTTGGCCTTCTCGTTGAGGACTTCGAGGGTCACTTCACCCACGACGAAGCCAGCAACCGAGTCGCCACGCTTGCCGACGAGGTTGTGCGCCATCGGGCGCAGCCACGCCAGCCGGTTGATCGCACGCGACAGGAAGAACATCTGCCCGCCCGTGAGCGAGGCCGACGCGATCGCCGTCACCGTGTTGGTGGACTCGGGCACCCACCGATCGAGCACGATCTGGATCATACCGAAATCCGAATCGTAGAAGTCGATCGAGGACACCAGCTTCTTGTCCACGGCAGCGATGTTCTTCGCGAACACGTTGCCAGCCGCCGCACCCGGAACGGCGAACGCGCTGATCTGCCGCTTCACCTTCGGGGAGACGTACACCTGCTCGGGGTTGCCGCCCGAGGTGAAGATGGCGTTGAGCATGTCGTTGAAGTCACCGACAGCCAACTGACCATCCGCCGTGGCGTTGCCCGCAGCGCCCGCGTTGTTGCCCGCGTACGCCGTGTTGGTCGCGATGAAGGACTGGAGCCCCTTCATGACGCGGGCCGTGCCGCTTGCGCCCGTCGCGGTGGACAGGTTCGCGAACACGATCTTCTCCAGCTTGATCGCCAACTCCTTCGTGGCCTTCTGGACCTCGTAGGCGTAGTGATCCTTGAAGCCAGCGGTATCGACCGCGCGCTCCGTCTCCGACACGCCGATGTCCTTACGCAGGATCATCGAGATGTTGAACTCGCGGCTCGGCGAGGTCGTGGTGTCGATACCCCAGTCAGCGCCTTCGAGCGCGCCGCTGGTGTTCTGGCTGGAGAGCGTGTCCTTCAGCCACTGGTGATACACGTGACGCGCGCCGACCTTGGGGGCCTGCGAAACCCACGGGGTATCCCACGGGTCCACGTTCGTGATCTGCTCCAGCAAATCTTCCTTCTGGACGCCGTTGATCAGCGAGTTGGTCCCGCCGAACGTGTACGTCTGGAAGTTGTAGGTGGTTGTTGCACTCATCTTGAGCACCTCTGCCCCACAATGGGGCTCTGTACTACGTTGGGACTACGGAACTCCTTTCTGGCGTTATTCGCCGAACAGTTCCTTGGGGAGCGACCGACCGATGGTGAGTTCGCGCCAACGAGCCGCCGCCGCGTTGCCGGGCGTCGTACCGTATGCGCGCATTGCCGCAGCCGCCGCCTCGATCTCCTCGGGGGAGGGACCGGTCGTGACCGCTTCGTGCACACCACCTGCCGAGGACGACGGCATTCCCGCATCGCGGCGGGCCTGCTCGACGGCTTCTCGGCGAACCTGATCAGCGGCCTGAAGGGCGATCTCTTTGCCCTCCTTGCTCGCCTGCTCTGTTGCTGAAGCCTCACCGCCACGCGCGCGGTCGAACATCTTCCACGCGAGTTCAGCGGCCTTGACTTCTCCACCCGGGGAGGCAGCCAGCGCCTGCACGGCACTGGTGACCAGCGGGTCGGACTTCACGAAAAGTCCGATCTCGTCCGCGAAGCGTTGGGCGTCGGGGAAGTGCTCATTCATGTAAGCATCAACCTGCGACCACTTCGTGTTCTCTGCGCCAACCGCAGCATCGCGCTTGAGCAGAGTCTCCTCCACAGCGAACTGCGCCATCGCTTGACCCAGTTCACGCTGGGCCTTCGACAGCTTGCCGCTCGTCTCCGCATCGAGGAGTCCACCTTCCTCGACCACCTCACGCAGCACCGCGTCGTAGGTGGCCTGCGCCTTCTCGACGTAGTCCCGTGAAGGAACGAGCGAGAGGGGCTGGCTTGGAGCCACTGCCGGGGTGACAGTGGGTGGGGTCTGGCGGAGCGTCTTCAGTTCGCCATCGAGACGGTCGAGTTCCATCTTCAACTGGTCTCGCTGTGTGAAGGCGTTCTTCGCCATGGTGACGGCATGTCCGACACCCTTGATCGCTTCGGCCACGTTCGGGTACTTGCCGAGGATGAGGCCGTTGGCCTCCCGCAAGGACTCGAAGTGAGCGTTGAGGTCAAGAGGTGCGTCCGTCTTCACCGGAGCGGGAGGCGTCGGCAGGGGTTGTCCCGGCGTCTGCTGCGTTACGGGCGGAGGTGCTCCACCGTCCTGCGGGGGTAGTCCCGGCTGGCTCGGGGGCGGGGGGTTTCCGTGAGCCCACCCGATTGCGTCCATCGGCTTGATGACCTCGTTCTCGACGATGGTCTCGCCGAGGTGCCGAATGAGGTCGTGAAGTGTTGCGGGGCGCTGCGCTTCGTCTGCCATTCTGTTCTCTCCTATCCCCGGAGGTTGTCTCGTCGGGGCTGGGGGTTACTTGCTCCCTCGCTTGCGCGGGGGTGGCCGACGGGCGTCGGACCCTGCGACGTGACCGGGGAGTGACTTGTAGCTCACGCCGGGACCGTCGAAGTCTTGGAACTGCTTGTCGGTGATCTTCCCCTGTTCGTGGAGGATCGCCATCTTCTTGAACTGCGCCTTGCTCTTGCTCGGCATCAGAAGTCTTCCGCCGGGTCGTAGGGCTTCGGCCCCTCCGGCTCAAGGGGCTCGTTAGCCCCGAGTACAGGGACGTGGTGACCAGCGAGGCGTTCGGCGTTGTAGCGTTGCTCCGGCGTGAGCCGGTGCATCGCCGCGTCGATCCGCTCCATCTGGACCTCCTCGATGATCTTCTTGAAGAAGGTCAGGAGGCCGTCGATGACGACGACCCCTCCTGCGAGGAAGTCGTCGGGCATCTCGTCCTTCCGCTCTTTCGAGCGGTCGAGCAGGCGTGAGTTCATCGACTCTCGCACGCCCCGGAGGTACGGCTCGAACACGTCGAGGTACGCCGGGGACATGAGCACGTACTCCAAGCAGCCTAGCTGCTGGTCGTCGAGCTTCGAGATGTCGAATACTTCCTTGAGGTCGGCCATGGGCCGCTCCTTTCGTTACGCGGCTGACTGCGCGGGAAGCGCCGTCGCGCCGGGCGGCATGGTCTGGCTGATGTCGATGGGGGCCTTCAGCGCCTGCGCGGAGCCGGGCTGCGGGCCGCCCATTGCGGCGAGTTGCTCGGGCTGCATCGTGGTCGCCATCTGCCCGGACGTGGGCACCGCACCCGGGGTCATGCCGTTCGGCACGAGGCCAGCGAGGGCGGGGTTCATCTGGAACATCTCGTTGATGTTCGGGATTTCGAACTCGCGGAAGACGGTCCGGAAGAAGTTGACGGCGTTGATCTGCCCGAGGGCCTGTTGGCCCAGCGGAGTCCCCATCGCCTGAAGGAGCGCGAGGAGGTTCTGCTGCTTCATGCTCTTCGAGAGCGACGTGCTCGCGCCGATCGCACGGGCCGCGTAGTTGGCGGTCAGGTCGAAGCCGTCCAGCACCTCGCGGGTGTCGGGGATCGGCTGGTTCGTGACCGGGTCCAGCTTCGCACCCTCGCCGAGGATCAGCACCTCGACGGGAAGGTCGAGGAACTGGCGGTTGTTCGCCATCATGAGGTTGGCGATCGGTTCGAGGGCCGTCTTCTCGTACAACTGGGCTTCGAGCAGGAGCCGCGTGCCAGCCGCCTCACGGCGACCGACGAACTCGCGGGCGGTCTGACGGTCGGGGCCGTCCATGCCGGACACGGCGTCATCGACGATGCCGGTGCCCATCTGGATGCCGCCGCGCATCATCGCGACCTGCTTGTCGGCGACGGTGAGGCCGGACATGTCACGCTGGAACTGCGCGACTGCTTGATTCGGGTTGCCGTTCACGCCGACCATCTTGCCGGGGCGCGACACGAGGTTGGACATGCGGATGCCCGCGCTCTTGTCGTAGAACCACATCGGGTCGATCATCAGGTCAGCCGCGTCGAGCGACTGGTTGATGTAGCGGTTGGCGACGATCTGGAGCTTCGCCACGATCTCGGCCTTGCCGGGCGCGTAGTGGTAGTGCGGGTCGGGCATCGGCCGGTTCGCCACGAAGGGCTTGAGGCCGTGCCAGAAGGGCATCGGGCGGTTGCGGCCGAGGTACCGGCGGTTGAGGACGGTCACGACGCGGTTGGTGTCGCCGTCGGTGCACAGTTCGGAGGGCATGAGGCCCCACACGTCGATGCACTCGATCGGGCGATTCCACTTCGACATGTAGCGGGCGGTCTCGTCGTCGGTCCCGACGCGCGACTGGAACCGCTTCATCGAGAGGGAGGTGTCCACGACGCCGGTGTTGACGCCGCCTTCGCGCTCCATGCGAGCGACTTCGGCCTTGTCGAAGACTCCCTCGCTGGCGAGGTACCGCACGTCTTCGAGGTCGAGGAAGTACCGGCGACCGACGCGGGGCATGTCCGCAATGTCGCGGAAGCCGACCTGCGGGAACCAGTCGAGGAGATCGACGTTCTTCGTCTCGGGGCCGTCGAACATGACGACCTTGCCCTTGCGGATCGAGCGGATGATCTGCCCGGAGATGGGCGCGCGGTCGATGGTCTCGATGACGCGGACCTTCTCGTCCCGCTTCCAGCCGATCTGCGTGATCGAGGTGCCGTAGAGCGAGGCCGCGAGGATCGAGTCAACCTGCTTGGTGAAGAGGTTGTCGTCGTAGGACTGGGCCGCGAACAGGGCCTCGCGCTTGCGCGCGGTCGGCATGTCGTTCGGGCCGTAGCCCATGAAGGTGATGAGGGGGTAGCCGGACAGCGAGGTCGCGGCAGCCCGGGCCGCGTTCGCCCACAGCGCCTGAAAGATCAGGGGCATGTGGATCGAGTTGCGGTGCGGCGCGTAGCGTGAGGTCCACGTGCCACGCCAGAGGTCGTAGAGACGCGGCCACGACTGGCGGAGGGCCGAGTACTGCACCTCGGACTCCAGCACGTGGTCGATGGCGTACCGGATCAACTGATCCCGCACCGCCTCTGCTCCCACAGCACGCTCGATGGTCAGGTAGTTCGAAGCCAAGGGGGTACCTCCATCAGGACGAAACGGCCCGATAGTTCTTTCAGGCCGCCGTCCGCCTGAATCTTGCGGAAGAGGGCGCGGGTGAGTTCGACATCGGACGCGCAGTAGTTGAACAACTGGCCGAAGCGGCCCTGCGCGGTGAGTGTCTTGGCGTTTGCGCCGTGGTCGATCTTCCCCCGGCCGAGGTTGCGCTTGGCGACCGCGTCGAGGGTGAAGTCGCCCTTCTGGCCCACGACCCCCTTCACAGCGAGGGCGCGGACCATCTCGGCGTAGATGTCGTAGTGGTGGCGGAGGGCCAGCTTCCTGTCGATCAGCCCCTCGATGACGGGCACGTCGAACGCCTCACCCCGGAACGACACGAGCACGTCGGCCTGCTCCAAGTGGCGGGCGCAGGCGTTGATGCTCTTGTCGTCGTAGGTGTGGACCCAGTCGGTCTTCGTGTCGAAGAGGGCGATGGCGGATGCGCCGCCCTTGCCCTCGCGCAGGAGAGTCCAACCGTGCTGTTCGTCGTTCGGGTCGAGGTCGCTCGCCCACAGGCGAGTTTCGAGGTCGAAGAAGATGATGCGGGTCATGCTGGCCGCCTTTCTAGGCGAATGGATCGCGGTGCCGGTCGTCCCAGCCCATGCCGAAGGGGTCGGACAGACCGCGTACGCCGTCCACCAGCCCCTCGCTTTCGAGTTCCTTCTGCTCGTTCAACCAGAGGATCAGTTCCTCGTCGGTCGGCTTGCGAGCGAAGCCCTTCAGTTCCTCGTCACCGGGGCGACGTGGGTCAGTCCCGGGTCCTTCGAACTCCGCCTTGCCCGCCGGACGCTTCCAGAGTTGCTGGATGAAGCCGTCGGTCTGCGCGTCTGCGAGGTCGTCGAACTTGGTCACGTCGATGCGGACGATCTGACCCACCAGCTTCCGGAAGACCTGCGGCACGTTCCAGACGCCGTTGTTCTGCCAGAGGAGGCACCGGACGTAGCCCTCGGCCCACACGCCAGCGGCGGTGCGGATTCGGGCCTTCTTCTCGATGCGACGGTTCAGGACGATGAACTGGTCATCGCCGAGGTGGATGTTGGAGCCCGCGAGGACGCCGAGGATGCGGTTCTTGTAGGTGCCCGCCTTGCCGCCCGGCTCGGTCTCGTCCGTGATGGCGCGAATCCAGATGTTCCGGCGCTTCAGGTTGAGGCAGACCTTGACGAGTTCCCGGTTGAAGTCCTCCTCACGCCACTCGTTCGAGGCGCGCAGGAGGTCGGTGTCGAGGTACATGAGCCCATTGTCGCGGGCGTCCGCGAGCCACACGACGATCGCCGAGTCGTCGCCCTTGCGGATGTTCTCGGGGCGCTTGAAGGCGGTGTCGATGTGGACGGTGGCCCACTTCACGGGGGTCTTCCAGAGGAAGTCCGAGTAGCTCATGTAGAGGTGCGGCACCTGCTCCTCGATGAGCGGTGCGCGCTCGCCGGAGCCGGGGTTGTTCTGCTGCTGGCACGCGAAGTCTTCCGCGTCGCGGGCCTTGGCCTGCTTGATCGCTTCCTTCGTCCAGAGGCCCGGGTGCGTGGGCTCACCGGTGAGCGGGTCCTCGGTCGCGTAGTAGAACACGTGCCAGAGACCCTGACCCCACTCGACCTTCTCGGTGACGGCGGTGTGATGCGGGCATTCCATGCCGCACCATGTCGCGATGCCTTCCTCCTTGAAGTGACGGCCCGCCACGTCGTCGTCGAGGTAGCGGGTGAGGACGAAGGCCATGAGGCCGTTCGCTTGGCAGGCGTTGTAGGAGGCGTTGACGGCGTCGTGGACGGAGCGAAGGTAGGCGTCGCGGCCGTCACGCAGCTTGTTCTTGATGATCGGATCGTCCCACCAGTGCTGACGGTGGTGGTAGCCGGTCATACCGGCATCGACGCCGGTCGTGTCGAATGAGGGCTCGGAGACAGCGTCGGAGACGCGGCGGCCGTGCTTGTAGTGGTCCTTCGTCCACTCGCGTCCGCCCTGACGCCAGTTGCCGAAGAGCCACGTGAACCACGCGCCATCCTCCTTGCCGGAGATGACGTTCGAGATGGCACCGATCACGTCGCGCGACAGGTCAGCGGTCGCGGAGCAGATGATGGTGGACATGTCGGGCTCGTCGAGGTGCGACCACAGGCAGCCAGCCTTCGTCGCGGAGACGGTCTTGCCGTAGCCACGAGGGAGGATGGTCGCGATGTGGTAGCGCCCGGGAGCGCCAGTCTTCGAGAGGTACTTCCAGCGGAGGAGATGCGTCTGGAGCCAGCGGCAGAACGGCCGGTGAATCGGCATGTAGAGCCACTGCGGGACTTCCGGGTGCTGCCGGAGGAAGTGCTCCGCGCCCCACGCCTTGTTGACGAAGTGCCAGAGGGCGTCGGGGTGCGTGACAGCGGTTCCCTCGCTGCTGAACCATGTGTTGGGGGCCATGACCGCCCGCCAGATGTCGCGCTCTGCGTCGAGGTCCCATGTGATGGCGGTCATGCAGGCTCCTTACAGGCTCTCGTACTTCTTCTTCCGGAGGTCTTCCATGTTGGCGGCCCGGAGGGCGAAGTCTTCGACAGCGGAACCGGCGAGGAAGCCGCCGGGTGCGTAGCTGATAGAGCCACCGTTCGCGGCCTCAGTGAACTGGCCGGAGATGACGGGAGGGGTGTCTTCGGGGACCTCGTAGGTGCGGGACCACGCGACGCCGGGCATGAGGGCAGCCCACACAGCGCCGTAGGTGCCGGACTGGGTGACGCCGTCGAGGGTGACTTCGGTGATGCGAGCGCCGGGGCCGGGCTGGAAGGTGAGGGTGATCGTGTCGCCCGGGAGCGGGGTGTCGTCCGAGAGGACAATGGTCCCGGGAGTGCGGCCGGAGCCGGACGCCGAGGGGACGACCGTGGGGACGACCCGCGTGATGTCCGCGACCTTCTCACCGGTCATCGTGACCGAACCAGCACTCGTGTGAGTGAAGGCCGTGAGCCGCGAGGACGCGCCGGACATGGTGGCCGAGGAAGCGCCGGTGACCGGCCAGTCAACCGAGGCGAGAGCAACCTCAACGTAGGAGCAGGCGATGAAGGTCGAGGCGGAGTCGTCGCCTATGTAGCAGTCGATTGAGTTCGCAGTTCCTGTACGATCACGAGTACGGTTGGTATCGACCTGTACGACGAAGTCGGCAGGTGTACCGGTGAGACCGGGGCAAGCGTAGGGCGGCTGGAAGTTGTAACCCGGGCTGTCAAATCCATCGCCGTTGGAGTCGTAGAGGGTGTAGTAGAACGTGCAATGAGCACCACCCGTCGCTCCGAAGAGTTCCATCATCTGGAACGTGACATTGTACTTCTGCCCCGGGGTGACGGTGCCGCTCAGACCAGCCGAGAAGGGATTCGCGCCGTTACCACCAGCAGTGGCGAAGAAACCCTTCGAGTTGATCCCGTCATGCGATGCACAGGCCACATCCATCGTGGTGCCGGTACTTGCGTTGGCTGCATCACGCGGGCCGCCCCAGCCCTGCGAGATTGTCGATGAAGGAGTAAGGACGGCCATGGGGACCTCTTAGCCGACGGTGATGTTGATGGTGTAGGTCACCGTGTCGGCGGCGCTGACGTTGACGGCTGCGAAGACCTCGTGGTAGAGCATCGAGGCGGGCGCGTTGGTCGCGAAGAGACCAACCTCGGTGATCGCCTGCGTGCCGCCGGAGGTGACGGTGCCGACCACGCGGTAGACGGTCGAGGACGGATTCGACTCGGTGCCGGTCGCGACAGCGTCAGCGGACGCGGTCTGGAGGGCGGTGTTGCCAGCGACGGGGGTCGTGGTGCCCGTGCCGTGCTGGATGTACTTGGCGGCGTGGCCCGCGAGCATTGCTGCCGCGATCAGGCCCTTGCCGACTGTGGTGACGACTGCTCCTGCGGCCATGTCAGATACCTCGGGCCGCGCGCCAGTTGGCGATCAGCAGCCGGATTCGTGAGAGAAGATGTTCGTACCAGTGCCCGCCCTTCATGACGCCGATGCGTTCGACGCGACCGTTGGCGCGGGTGATGGTGAGTTCGAGGCGAGTTTGGACCGGAGCCTTAGCCATTCGGGAGCGAGCGCCCGAGGAGGTTGCCGGTCATCCAGATGGTCTTCCGGTCGATGACGCGAGGATCGACGAAGTTGCGGTGCGCCACGTGGGCGCGCTCCGCGAGGGCCTTGCGCCGGGCTGCGTCGAGGTTGGTTCCCTCGGCGGTTGCCTGCGCCTTCGCGCCTTCGATGGCCGAGAAGCAGTCGCCGCAGAAGTCAGCGAGGAACTGGCCGGACTCCTTGGCGTGTCCGCAGTTCATGCAGTGTGAGGTGGGTCGGGCCATGGTGTGTCTCCGATTTCGTCGAGGTAGCGGGTCACCCAGTCTTGCACGCGGTCGCGTGCGTAGAGGACGCCGTCGTGGGTCATGGACACGGGCTCGGCATCGTCGTGCTCGACGACCTTGACGAGGATTCCGTGCTTGTTGCGGATGAAGTAGATCGCGACCGGTTCGCACCAGCAGGTAACCGAGTTGACGTGCCCGTTCGGGGCAAGGCAGACGTGTAGCTCCGGGTGCGTGGTCATCACGGATCACACTCCTTCAGTTTCGCGTCGATCGCTTCGGTCCACGTGTGGAGGCGGCGTGGTGACTTCCGGATGTAGCCGATCATGTGCGCGTCCATCGCGAGGGTGAGGACCTCGTCGATGTCATCGGCGAAGCGGCCCAGCGAGAGATGCGGGAAGACCACGACGTGGAGTAGCTCGTGGACGACAGTGCCGATGTGATCGACATTGCCGGTCTGTTGGTTGGCATCGACCTTGATGCGGATGGCGGTGGGCGGGGTGATCAGGTTCCAGACGTTATGGCCCTGCTGGGCCGTCTGGTGCTGGAAGGTCAGGTGCACTTCCGGATGCCGGAGTAGCTCCAGCAGAACCCGGTTGAGCTTGGCCGTCGTCAGCGGGTAGTTCCCCTTCATTCACGGGCTCCGAGATGCCCATCAGGGCGTAGAGCGCCTTGACGACATTGCCGGGGCCGAACGCCGCACAGGCGGCCTCCACCACGAGGGCAACATCGTCTACAGCAGTGTGGAGGTCGGTGAGACGGGCAAGGGCCGCTGCGCGCGTGAGCGGTTTTCCGGGGCCAAGGTCCTTGGCTTTCGCCATATCCTTGAGCTTGAGCCACACTTGGGTCGCGGACAGTTTGGTGTCCGGGTGGGTGTCCGGGGAGAACGCTAGACGCTTCACCTCGCGCAGCAGTCGCTTGCGAGTCTCTTCATCATCGAGGCCGTCGAGTTCGTCGAGGAGACCGGTGCTCGGGTCGGCCATAGCAATCACTTGGTCGTCGGTCAGGAGGCGGTCGCCGGTTCCCTCGCTGGGAGGGGCCGGGACGGGCTCGGGCGGGATCGGGGGGACGCCCACTCCGGCGAGGATGCTCGGCTTGCGGTTACGGCCAGCGGGCAGCAGCCCGGCGGCGGCGAGTTCCGACCGCGCTTGGGCGATCGTGCGTTCGCTGATGCCGGGGAGGGCCTGCGCGGCCTGACGGATCGAAGCTGACGGGTGCTGAAGCAGGAATGCCTTCGCCGTCCCGCGCCGGTGCTCTCGTAGACCTGCCATTTTGCATAGCTCCTTGGTTTTTGGTGGCGCGAACCATCCCCGCCGAATCGCGTTCGCGTTTGGGGGTGCTCCCCCACCCGCCTTGGCACGGTCCTTGCACCCTAGCACGTGGCGTGCCAGCGAGGGCGCACCGTGCAGCGCGCACGCTCCCCCCGCCCGCCGCGTTGGCATGGAACATGCGTCGGCAGGAATCGTGCCACGGGGGCGCGACCCACCCAGCATAGCACATTCCGTGCCATCGTGCGAGCGAGAGATGTTAAATCTTACCAGCGCGGGTGTACCATTTGGTACACATCGGACTGGCACGAGAGTTGC